GCGCACACAGGGACTTAAGCGGGAGTGATGAGACCTAGGCTCAATACTCTTGGCGGTTAAACATGAGCGTGACCGCAAAACACGTGTTAAGTGGCAAAGGGAAACTAAGCAATCAACACAAAGGCAACGAGACCAAGACACAAAACGAAACAAGGAAAACAGCGGGAAAAGAGACTAAGGCGGAATCACAGCCTTGGAGTACAGCATCGCGTGGTCGGGATGGGAGACATCACCAACACGATAAGTGCCGGCTGAAAGTTCAATGGTCTTGCCCAACTTTCGCATGCCAGTGTTGCGCATGGAAATGGCCAAATTTGAACCGGACTTAATTGAAAAGAGATGTGTGTCACTGGAATCAAAAGCGTCAAAGCACCACGGACGCTTGATTTCAATGTCCAAGGTGCAACCAGACGGAACAACAATCCAATCTGGACCGAACTCAAAACCCATGTGAGAAATGAAATGAGTGTAGGTGCCACCCGGGTCCTTTGACTTAAACCGGCCATGTGGAGACGAGAGCGGAAATTCAGAAGACACTCGATGGACATGTGGCACAGAACCAGAACCATAGTGCTGATCCTCATCAGGAAGGCCATTGTCACCGGCGTCAGTGTCGAAATCGTCGTCATCTGAATCAGCAGCGGCCGGATGCACACCAGGAACTGGACTCGGGACAGCAGTGGAAGGAGCAGGAGTGGCTGGGGGGGGCTGGGGGTCGGGATGAGAGAAAGGATCCGTTGTGTGCTGCTGCGCGGAACCAGCGGAAGAAAGCCATGGCAAAAGAGCAGAAATCAGCAAGGAAACAGTTGGAGCAAGAGAAGTCACCATGTCTTGTTGTGAGCAACACCAGCGACGGTAATGGGAACGTGGGCGGTTATTATCCACTCCGAAGCGGCAGAACCACCAGCAATGTCGACGTGATAAGCAACAACTGGCGGGTAGTCGACAACAGTGCGAATTTTGAGGGACTCGCCAACTTCGCGGGCCTTAGTTGGGGAAGCAATGACGCTACCAACAAGAAGGGAGTGCTGAATGTTAACACGACCTTCAAGGGAGACAATGTGCTGCTTCTCCGTGGGCTCGTCGTCGTACTTATCCGGAAACAAGGCGACAACGGCTGTGGTGGCAATAACGGAAGAAACAGGACCTGAAATCTCGAGTTTGATGTCGCCAGATATGTTGACAGTGGCGAAAGCTTGGATGTACCGATGAAGTTCAGTAGTCTCGGAGAGCTTAAACGAACCAGTCGCGTTATTGCCAGTGCCGCTATGGGTTGCTGGCACGATAAAAGACTGCAGAGAAAGTTCCTTTACATCACCAAGAACGCTGGTGCCAGCCATATCAAGAGCAAGAAAGAGCAGGAAGGTGATGCAAATAATCAAGGCGAAAAGTCAAATTGGAGTAGTAAAAGAACTCAAAGAAAGTGCCCAAACTATGGTTATTCCAATTGCCCGGTGGCACAAGGCCTCTGCAATGAGTGGATAAGTAGGCGGCCTGTTCGTCGTTTGAGAACAAGCAGGTTGTGTTAGCAGCAAAGTTCTGGCGGGACAAGTAAACGTCCTGTTTATGACTGAGATCGCCAAGAATTGCTGGGAATTGAATTTGGTGCAGGGTGAGGCCCAAGATGATGGGGAACTGCATTGAACGGCAAATTGCGGCCTCATCAGCATGGAGTTGCTGTGTGCTTTCTCAAGGCACATAAAATGAGACTGTTTGCTCCTTAAGCCCATCGGGCAAAGCCCCGGAAATGGACCGACACGCGCGTCCGTCCTCTCAGGCCAGTCAGCCATCCAGAAAAGAGGTTTGGATGGAATGCTGCCACGCCTCGCCTCAAATGAGGTTTCGCGTTGCAATAGGTGATTGCTCACGTATTGCCGACCGTGTCTCGCCACAAGTGTGACTAACCTTTGTGGTTGCATGGGGTGGCCTAATCGGCTGGTTTTTGGATCAAGTTAGTGCTGCCAGGCGGCCGTTCCTACTAGTTACAGTGGAGTGTGGAAGGTTCGCTAACTTCTTCCCCAGAGGCAAGTGATCCCAAAGCTGAATTGGGGTGCTCCTAGACGCGGAGTGCGTAGTTTAATGTCTTCGGACGGGAAAGCAGCCACTGTGTGAGAACGCAGTATGAGAAAATTTAAAAATGGGTCGAAGGAAGAGTGAAGAAAAGAGAGGAAAAGAGTTGATTGAGTTTAAAGAAAAGAGAAGAAAACAAGACCCGAAAAGAAAAACTCGGACTGCTAGGTTCAACCGAAAGGTTGAACAAGGAGTGTAGTTGGCGCGGTAAGTGATGGAAAAACTTGTCAGCCGGAAGGTATTTATGAGCGGCCCTGGCGACAAGTTGTGCGTAGACGTTGTCATGGTCAGAAAACGTGAGGAGATTGAGGTAAGACTCCCACTTGTCTAGCGCAGACGGGTCACGGGACTCCAGAATGCAAGCGCGGTACCACAGGCCGAAAGGGTCGTAAGTAGGCGTAGTGCCGCCAAGGCGCAGGCCACTAAACTCAACATACTTGGCGTTCTCATCCTTGAACAACCATGGGGAGTCGGGAAATGTTTTGGCGTAGCAATACCGGTCGACTGCGGCGTCATCCCCATTGATGCACAAGCAATCATCGGGAGTGATGTCGAGGATGAGCCAGGTCACAACGGCCCGAGTGGCACAATTAATCGCCCAAGTGAACCCGTCCCCAGACGGCTGCATGGTGGCCATGGGGCCATGTTGGGAGGAAGGGTTTAGCCTGCGCTCAACGTAATTGTCCAAAAAGTGCGCAGGGAAACCGTGCCGGCGGAACATGTGTTCATCAAAATTAAGTACACCGGCATCGCGCCCGACGTCCCAGCGGGTGACATCCGAGGAGTACGCTCCGTTTCCAACGCGCCAGCGTTTAGTATACTGGGCTATGAATTGGGCCGGGTCCATGCGTCGATAAAAGAGCACGTTGGGCGGGAAGTTGGTGAGCACAAAGTCCTCGAAATACAAGGCGAAAGCACGGTCGAAAATGGTTTGTGCA